GTGGTCTTGGTTGTGAGTTCGCCTTTCTTAATACAAAAAGCAGAATTCAGAACGCTGTAGAAATACTATCACTATACTATAATCATCAAGTTTTGGCGGTCTATTAGGTTTTTTATATATTGCCTGTTTATATCATTTAATTTGTGTTGTTTATTCTATTATCACTTGCAGCTTAGTTTTCACTACCTTTCTTTGCTATCTTATCATCACTCCTTTTACTGCTCAGTTTTTATTCAAAACTCTATTCTTAGTATGTTATAATTCTTATCAATTAATTTGTTTTTCTAAAAAACACAAGGTTAGCTTCAGAATGTTGCTTAATCTGCCCCATAGGCAATAGTTAAATCCTCAAAGTTGTCTTTAGCTTTTATCACCCTCTTCGTAGTCCTACCACAGTGAACCTGACTACTAGACGGCTCCTGAGCAGAGAGAGCTGCTGGGAGCCATCTTATCATTCTCCTTCTCTCTCTATCTAACATTGTAGGAGGAGTAGGGGCACAGATTATATCGAGAGCCTTGCTGTACGAAGATGCTAGAGAAGCTTTCTTATATCTATTCAGCACTATCTTAGCAGCCTCTTTCTGTCTCTTATCGATATACTTTCCAATCGATAATCTTTCTCCTCTTTTAGTGCTAGTAGATATGTCTATGAGAGCTTCAGATACTTCAAGATCTCCTGTGAAAGATACAATACCCCCAGTTGCATAAGAAAGGAGTCGTTTGTAGGATGAGATCGCAGGCATTCCTGTCGAGATGAGCCCGGGTCCCTCAAATGTAACCACAGTAGTACTGTACTCTTGACACTTAAATCCTCTCATCCCCATGAGTAGGAAGAAGTGCGATGAATGACTAGTACAATAACATGGGTCTAGAGGGACCATCCCTAAGATCCAACATCCAGTGCAAGACTTCAGAATACTAATGTAACTAGAGATTACTTGAACAGGGGCTTTTAGTGATAATCCCACTACTCTGGTCTTTTCGTATCCCTCAAAAATCTTAAGGGTAGATAGTTGTGGATTATCACTTCCGAGTTCTATATCTATCAGGAAGGTATCATAGTCATCAAGGATGTCTCTTGTCATATTGAACCAGTCACCATCAGAAGATAATGAGCGATGGTCATATGAACCGAGTGACTCGACCCCGAATGCGTAAGTCTCAAGTGGAGACGGATTTGCCTGACCCAGCAGATGTTTTGGAATACTCGACTGTAGATCTAAACCTTTACTAGGGATACCGATCAACCCTAATGCTGTTTGTATAGCACCAGATCCAGTTCCTACTACCAGAACTCTTGATCCGAGGTTCGTTTCGCAGAGTTTTAATACAGGTACCCACCTTCCAGTGTTAGATGAGTGGACTCCGAGTATTCGTCCGAAATGTTGTCTTGCTATATCTTTTTCTGCCATCTTCGGGAAGTGAGGATTCTCTACCATTGACACTACACTAAAGCATCCTCTCAGTTCGAGAGATCCTCTGTTCTCTATTAATTCTAACTTTCTTACGGAACCCGGATGCAGAAGAGTAGCATTGACCACATTGACAACTTTGCTAGGTACGTTTCTCAACAATCTCATCATTTCCGTTCGTGAAGACTTGAATGCAGGGAATTTTTGCAAGCTACACAGATGATGCAACTCTAGGACTCCGGGTGTGAGGATGTCTGAATGTTTGGAGCACAGTTCTTGTAGGAGAGTTACTATGAAAGGAAGGGGGTCAGCTTGATCTCTGATGAAGTCAGTCATAATCCGCCTGTACTTAGTCATAGTCTTTTTAAGTTCCTGCAGTGAGACATCCCCAGTAGCTTCGCGACATATAACAAATAGCAGGCACCATATTCTGAGTAATAATACTTCGGAAGGTCCCATGATTGCTCCTCCTTGAAATCCGATGAAATTCGAGATCAACGTGGAAGGTCCTTCATCTGACAGCCTGTTGACTAGCTCTACCTGGACACTCCTAGCTACATTTCGTTCGAATTCTTTCTCTGATTGCCTCATAAGAAGCAATAGGGCTTTAGTCTGTTGAAGATTTGAACCTCTACGTGTGAGATGAGGCATGATCAGTCCAGCGATAGAAGTTGCTACACCGGCAAGTATTGAGACAGCGGCAGTTTTGAGGCCTTCCTCTGCTGAGTGCTTTCCTATAAGGTTCTCGACTACAAGTACCTCTCCAGCTCTTAGGGCTGCTTCTAGCACTACATCTCCTCCACAGGAGTCGAATTCTACTGCCCCAAGAAGGAATTTCCCTGTGACTTCGGCCTTTATGTCACCATCTATAAGTTGAGAAACCCACTTCCTGTTGTGGAACTGGTCAATTATAGCTGATTTTAGCAGGAGTATGACATCTCCCTCTACGTATGGATCAAAATCCCTTATCTTGAGACTAATTGCTGCTCTATCATATGATAATCGATTGAAATGGAGCTCAGGGATATAAAGAAGCCTATTCCCTTCATAAGACTCTTCAGTTGAAGGGACCCAAGATCCTGAAAAGGTTATTTTCTTATCAGATACACTATTGAGCCCGAAATTAGAAAGACCTATCACGAGTCTTCGCTCGGTTTTCCTAAACTCGTGGTGTCCTAAACGACCGATCGCAGACAAATATGATTGATACAACTGAAAGTGAATCGGATAATCTATCTTTGACCCACTTACCCCTGGCACAGAATCTGAGTTGAATAGACAGTGGGATCCGTAATTCACTATGCCAACTGGAGTAGTGTTAGACGAAGCAGATAACTCATCATACCTATGTGCTATCGATCCACCGATAACTTTAGGAAAGACTTCTTCTATCACACTCAAAGGGACAGACGTCCGAGTTTTAACTATGGCTTCTACCAGCTTCTGTGCATTAGTATCCCACGAACCAGCACTAAGAATTAATGCAACTTTCTTGATCTCGTCGACTCCTGGAGCTTTCACAACAGAATAACTAGACTCAGCTCGTTTATCATATGTACGACCTCCCACAAATGGTGACCTAGGACCACGAGAGAAACAAGCTTCTGACGGGATTCCTTCTAGAGTCATAATTACTCCTGACTCCGCAGATGAGCTCCATAGGTAATCAAATGGATGAGTAGTTGTCACACCTAAAAGATCTGCTCGTGGCACACCCCAGTGCTCTCTTAACTCTTGAGCCATCTCGTAGATAGACTTTGAGTCTAAAGGGCTGACATTCCTAGATGATACAAGGCTATCTGTCATGTAAGATAGGATAGACCGAATATGTTTTTCTTCTGCTTTCATGAGTGACGATCGAGGATTACCGCCTTCTAAGATCGACTTCTGGACAAACGTCCTAGTCCGGAGAAATCGTTTCTTGAGAGAATCCGAGTGTCCTAGAGATGAAATCATAAAGAGGTCATGATAGACCTTAGGATACATCGGTTTCATCGAACTCAACGCTGTAAGTAACCTGTCCTCATTATCCTTGTTATCAGCAGAGAATAATACTCTCAAATCAACGTTCTCACATTCCTGTGCTATCAATCCCTCAGCTAATCGAGCTAACTTAGACCTGAGTGTGGATGGACGCTCAAGTGGTATAGCCATAGGATCTCTTATGAGTGCTAGCAGAAGATCACCGTCGGGTTTTTTGAATGGTTTCCCGCTGTCTAAGTAATTCAATAATCGTTGAGCAGGTTCATTCTTCCCTAAGATCTTCAGAGACGCAAGCGCGGACGAAAGCGCATCAGGTTCCGATCGTACGAGAAAAGATGTAACTGGTACTACTGGGAATCCTCCAAGCACAGAAGGTAAGATCATCAGCAGAGTAGTCTGCTTCGGGCCAAGATTCCGAATCATGCTCGTGATGAAATCAGACCCATAAGGGTCTTGCTCTCTGAGGATGTCGAGCGACATCACTAGTATTATGAGGGAGTAAACCCATGATAAGATGGGAGACAGACCTCTATCAGCTGCAGAAACTGCAGAGGAGAAAATCGAGCCTACATCCTCAACAAATGAAGGGACCTCATTAGCTCCTCTAGGTCCAACCTTACAATGGAACTTTAATTCCATAGGAAGATGTACGCCACGTAGGTAGAAGACCTTTGAATAGGAGAAGATGCTAAGAGACGGGATGAACTCGTCAAATTTTGCTTTGTGATTGATGTATGAAAATTCTCGTTCAATTTTTGCCATGATCCGTGGCAAGAACTCTTCCATAGGCTCATCACTGTCGCCTAGTCTTACTATAATGATTGTCTGGTTATCTCCCTGGCCTAGGATGTCCCACATAGCATTTTCACCATGTAGTACTGCCCAAAGAGCAGGAGAAGTAGCCATTGTCCAGGTTGCTTGATCTATACCTTCAAATCCTCCTTCGTGCTTAGACCAAGAGAGAGGAGTGTCGACCTCAAATCCATGCGCGGGATTTTGTTCTAGGGGCTCTATTCTCCAAACAGGGTCATACAAAACTATAGAACAGCGTTCAAAGTACTGATGAGGCCTTCCGAACATTCTTCCTTCTGGCAACCCGAACTGGCGATCCAATACTCGACCATACTCTCTCATGTGTCGATCTTTGAATCTGAGGTTCCAACGAGAGAGATCTAGAATAATGTGAATCTTCTCACGACCAGACTCAGGAGCTGTAAATTGATTGAGACGAGTTTTGATCTCAGCGTCAGATGAAACTGCTGAGGTGTATCTGAAGTCTCGCATAGGTCCCTTTTTAACATTCTCCTGGATCGCTCCAAGTATCAGTCTAACGACTAACATAAGCATAGCATAGAGTCTACAGTTTTCGACTTTGAACTCTTTTTCCTTTTGCTTTAGGATGATGACAAAACACCAGGCTGGCAATTCATCGTTCATCCATAATTCTAGCAATCGCTCCATGTTTATGGAAGGAACTTTAAGTAATGTCGGGAGCAGCCTTCTGTAAGCTGGGTCGACTCTATTGCCTAGATAATCGTTTTTTATGTAGCTAAGAGCAGCTGCACAAGCTTTATCCTGCACCAAATCCAGATACGAAACATGAGGGTCGAATTCGTACATGTTCTCAGGCATTGCTGTCTCCCAATCACTCAATGGGTAATCTTCTGGTTTGAGATCTAAAACAGGAATAGAAGACAACTTGTAGAGTCGGGTATCCCTATTCCCCATAAAGTCTATCTTTGGCCATCGACCCACTCTGGTGATATAAGCAGCTACTGTGATATGCTTATAAATGCAAACATGTCGTGTGACTACCGATTGGTAGACAACCCCAGGTTCTTTTGATTCCTTCTGAGCAGCAAGACCACCACCTCTAG